TATCAAAAGATCTATCAGCAATGCCATTAACAACTATGTCAACAAACTTTGATAATATTGGAACCGGCTTCCAGTCTAAGTTTAAATAAGATAGATCACCGTTTATAGAAAGCTCGTCTTTGTATTTCTGTACAGGTTGCTCGCCTCTTGAGTATAACCTTAACGTATGAAAAGAATTTTGATTACTTCTGAAGCGAGTTACGCCTGAGTTGCTGCTAAACCATTCATTTTGAATCGCTCTACCAACTTGCAATCCGTAATCCTGAGAAACTTTCTCTTGATCACTTACCACTTGGCTAGGGAAAAAACTATTTGTTACGCTATTCGCCATATTATTTTTTTATTATTTTTGACATAGTGCCTTCATGGGAATATTTAGCAAACCGTAATTTAACAGGCTGTCTTTCTATTTTACCGTGAGGTCTATATAGGTCTTTGTTGCAAGCCATGATGGCTAGTCCTGAACTAATGGCTGCATCAAATTTTGTTCTATTGTTTATATCGAATTTAGACCAATCGTTTAAGGTCTCATTAAAATACATTGTGCCATACGAGCCGTCTTCATTTAATCCTACGTGTCTATCTATGTACATTTCGATTGCTGCTGCATGCGCTTGCTTTATATCTTCACTTGAATTAGGTATGCCCCCAATTTCTTTTTCTGTAACAGACAACTTATTCCATACTTTATCAGGTCTATTCATTGAATACCCTCTGTACCCTCTTCTTTTAAAATAATATAAAAGCCTAGGCTTGTTGTTTTCACATAATAAGGGCATACCGTAAAATACACACGCCATTAGCACATCTTCAAAAAACATTTCTGCTGTTTGTGGTCTAGCTACATATTCTAAAAAGAAAGTACTTGGCGGGGCATCTTCCATGCTGAATTTAGTTAATCCGTGCAAAGCTCCTTTAGACCCTCTTCCGTCTGTCGTTCCAGATATATCATAACTATCGCAACCGAAAGCCCCCATGTGCTCATTGCCTGGGTACTTTATACCATTACGTGTAGTTTGCCTATTTTGAATATTATAACTAGGTGTCCAAGAAATTAAAAATCTACCTTGAGGGTTTGGATTAAATATCACTTTCGTATCTTTAACACCGTGCTCCCATTGAAAGCTACCTCTTGTTAGGACATTACTGTTACCTAAGTCTTCGTTATAATCTATTTGCTCGTATATTTTTGCTAAATTAAATATACTATTTTTTGTTTCGTCTCTGAATGCGTGTTCCTCCGTTCTTGGGAATTGTCTGTAAAACTCGTTTAGAGCGTCCTGGTCGCCTTTTAATCCATCTACCTCATTATTCCAGTGCTCAATCACTCCGACTTCTATAACGTCTCCGTGTGGCCCCACGGTGCCTTCTGGCGGCTTATTAAATACCGGATGCCCGTATTCGTCAATAAACCCTTCGTAATTCCATTCCATAGGAATAAACAAAGAATACAATCCAGACTTTGTTTGTCCGTTCGCATTTCTTTTTGTTACATCAGAGCTGTTGTATAACTTTTTAAAGTTTTCTCCTCCTTTGTCTAAAGCATTTGATGTTGATCCCATCATACACTTACCTATAATTCTACTACCTAATCTTAGACAAGTTTTAGTTACTCGCCAGTTGTTAAGTATATTGTTTGGTCTCTCCCATTTACCGCTTTCGTCGTGTACTAATAGTTTTAGTTTTTCACCATCGTATGCGTTGTCACCTGTGTTTTTCCAGTCGATTGTGGTGTCGAGCCCGATAATGTCTTCCGTTGAGGCGTTTGAGTCGAGCTTCTTTCTTGTAAATTTTGAAGCGGGGACTCTGTAAGCGAGTTCTGTTTTGGGACGGTCCATTCCGTCTTGTATTGGTTTAAAGAAGAATGGATAGTTAATCGATATTGGTACAACTTTGTCCGTAAACATCTTCTTTGCATCTCCCCCAGACTTGGACAGTATTCCAAATCGAGCATCTGAAGATATTGTTGCTTGGTTAACAGTCTCGCCGGAAGCCATAAAAGAAAATCCAGATCGTCTGTTTTTGAGGTAGGACATTCCATAACATCTTTTGTCTGCTTTGCAAGCTTCCCAGAATATGTAGAATAATCTGTTTGATTCTCTAAAGTCAGGTTGCCCAACGTCAATCTTGGACCACTGCAGGTACATAAAGTGAGTACCAGTAATGTAAGTAGCCACACCTCTATTATTGAACCAATGACCTTCCTCTCTTTTTCTAAATTGTTCATCTATATATTTTTCCCAAGTTTCTTTAAATTCATTTGGATAATCTCGCCAATCAAATATACTGTTAATACTCTTCAATGCCTTCGGGTATTCCTCCGGTGTCCATTTGTTGGTTTCTTTACTTACTTTAGCAGGTTCAGCCGGTAAAGCAATTTTTAAACCTTGTATATTGTATATTTCACCTATTTTACCTGTTCTGCTTATAACAACAACGTCGTGTTCTTTGTTATATCCATATTCCCATTTTTTACTTCTATTTAATCTAGATATAGTATTTGGCTTAATAGGTGTTATTATACTGTATAGATCCTGCGTATACATTACTTAGATCTTTTTTCAGCAAAGCCTTTGAAGTCTTTTTTTTCAGCTTCTTCTTTTGGCTTACCATCTAAAGCTCTTTGCTCGTCATTAATACGGTTTAGGATTTCGAAAGCATCGAATATAGCTAGCTTTTTTGTAGCCGCTGCATTCTTAAGTCTGTCTGCTGATATATCGTCGTCTGAATCTACAATAGCTTCTTTAGCTACCTTTATTAATTCTTCAACTGCTTTCTGCCCAGCTAGGATTATATTCCTCTTCGTTTCCTTTATGTCCATAATTGATTGTAATTGAATTCGTGGGTACTCGGTATAACCTCTGCCCTTCTATAATAAACTCATATTCTGAAGTAGGTTTAAATCCTACCAATGTGTCTACGTCTAAACCACAAGTACAGTATTTAACTACTCCAATTAATGGTTTTTCATTTTCTAAAGAAAACATTTTTGTTTCTTTAATTGGCGCAACAAAACAAAAACCTTCTAAAGCTTTCCATTCGTCATTCCTTTTATATGCATATACTTGATCGGGCTGGGCTAAATAAGTTTCTTCTGTCAAATAGCTTTTACTATTTTTTTCTTTACCCCTTACATCTCTAAATCTTCTAAATACATTATGATGTAATATTACTTCATCTCCTTCTCGTAATTCTTTATATTTTTCTGCCAAAGGCAAACTTAATATAACACCAATTCTATTTGAATACTCGTGATTTTGTAATTCTGTGTTTAATAGTAATTCTTGTCCTTCAATTGTAATTTCTCCGGTTGTTCTCCCGCCCTTGGGTGTTACAAGGTAATTAAATACACTTTGCATTTTACCATGAGATATTATACTCCACTGAAATAGCCATGCTTTTGTTAAAATCTTTCCAAGGCATCACGGCTCCGTCTTTAGATATGTATATAGAAAACTTTGTATCTTCTTCTATAATATTCTCTATAATATGACCACCATACACTTCCTGTCCAACAGTGTAGTGCATAGCGTCATTCTTATAATCTTTACCTATACTAATCTTTCTTATCAGCTTCATCATTCTCTGTAAATTCACCTGTAACAAGATTAATAGTCACATTTCCGTATTTAGCTGCTAGTATTTTTTGAGTGCTTTCAACTTCTTTGTTTAGCAACAATAAGTTTTGTAGCAGCGTATGCTTATGGGCCTCAACCCCACCTATTTGCATTTGAACTTCATTAGCTTTAGCAACCGCTTCTTTTATTTGAGATAACTCTTGCTCTTCTAATTTTTTACTTGGTTTTACCACTTCAAACTCTGTGTACTCTTTCTTTTTTGCCATTTTATTAAATTTAATTGTTATTTATATGGAAACATCTTATTTAATGTTTCTTTTCTTTTATCACAACCGCAATCCCAAGGTAAAGCTTTAACCACTTTTTTAATTCCGGTTACGGTTGTAATTTTTTCTATTGTATCTCCTAATCCTTTAGTTTTCACTTTTTAAAGTAATTCATTTTCATAGGTGATTTCTTTTTAAAGAAAGGGGAATCCATAACGCTTTTTTCAAACGAAGATTGTTTTTCTTTAGGGGCCTCTCCTCTAGATTCCAAACCAGCGGATAATTCTTTTTCGCTCATAGGAGTAAAGCCAATATTGGTGTTAGTTGGTTTTGGCTTTTTAAAGGATGAAGTTTTGGACGTATTGGTAGTTTTAGATTTTTTACCGTCGTCGTCCGGCATATTAGCTTGTTCCTCTGGAGTATAGCTTCCTTTAGTTTTTCTTCTGTCAACATTCTTAACATCCTTGCCGCTAAATCCACCTACGTTTTGTAACGACTGTTGGCTTACATTTTCGCTTTCCTTATTCGCGCGATCAAGTGCATTCTTAGCTATGCCCATCTTTCGTATTTCTCTTTGAGATAAATCTTTTCTTTGAGTAAACTTACCTTCTTGATCGTAAGTTCCATATTTACCCAGTTTTCTACTAGCTCTATTTACTTCTCTATCTGTTCTTCTACCAGCCCTTGCATTATTACGTCTATCATAAGCTGACTGTGCTTGCCCAGTATTTGTTTCGTATATTTTTGAAGTACCTTTTTTAGTAGTTGTTTTACCCTTTGTACCTTTTACGGTTTTAACAATTTCTTCCGTCTCTTTAGGTTCTTGACCCGCCGCAGCTTGCTTACAAACAAAAGTTTGTCCTGTTTTAGGATCAGTACCTGTCGAACCATCATTTTTACTGCCGCAAGCTCTACGATAGCCTCCTACTTGAGGCTTTTCACGTGTTACCGTTGTAGTTGTATCCGGTGAATCTGGAGTCTGGTTGGTTATTTTTGTATCAACTACAACCCCTTGGTTATTTGCTTCAGATCTTTTTAGAGTTTCTGTATTTTCGGTATTAGCAGAGGTTTCTGCGTTATCAGTACTTTGCTTAAAAGGCGAAGACTTCATAGTATACCCTTTCATCTTACTAGGAGAAGGCATAGCGCGTGTCTTATTGTTTCCGTCAACTCCAGCCGGTCCTACATTAAGCAGTGGCTCTTTTGTTTTGAACATACCGCTTTTGACGCGGGCTGTAATTGGTTTGTTATTCATCTTTATCTGTTTTTGTTGTTTCTTCTGTTTTTAGCTTATTAGCCGCTTCTTTTTCCTCTCTAGCCTTTTTTTCTTCTGCTGTTTCACCTTCATTCTTACCTTCACCTTTACCCCCGCCGGTATCGGTATTGCCGTTATTGCCGTCAGGAATTTCCGGGTATGTATTTCCTAAATTAGCTACTATAGGCTCTGGCTCTAATGTTTTAAATCCATCCGCAACCGCAGCCCCAATATCCGTAAACTTTTTAGCAGACGTTGCAGCTCCGTCAACTAAGGCCATGTTTATTTTAAGGGGAGAACTTGATTTACGCGTTATAGGTAAGCTATTAGCTAGATCGCCGCTATAACCATCTTGAAAATAAGCTTCACCTCCGTAGAAGTTTTTCTTTATTTTAGCCGGACTAGATATTCTCCCAAACCTTTTTTCAGCCCTAGCTAAATTACCCGGCTGATCTCCGCCAACACCTCTTCTTGGGCCAGGCGCTGATTTATCTTGAAAGCTGTTTTGGTTTTTATATTTAAACCTATTAGCTGATCCTCTAAA